GCGACTCGGTGGGACGAAGCAGGACCGCGCAAGCGACGGCGGGAATGTCCGTGCCTTCGCTTATGAGTTCGCACGATGTCACGCCATCCACGGTGCCGTTACCGAGGCCGTCAAGGATGCGTGTGCGCTCGGCGTCATCCATCCCCCCGTCCACATGGTAGAACCGATATCCGGCGTCGCGGAACTGCGCGGCGACATGGCGGGCATGGTCCACCGACACGCAGAACACGATGGCGGGTTGACCTGCGCACAGCTTGGTGTAATGCTTGACGGCATCGCCGGTGATCGTGGGCCGGTCCATCAATGCGGCCAAATCGTCCTGCGCGAAGTCCCCGCCCCGATGCCTGATTCCGGATAGGTCAAGCGCCGCACCTGGCGCGTACACGATCGGTTTCGAAAGAAATCCGCCACGGATCAGCTCGTAAATCTGAGGTCCGATGATGATGCGGTCGAAGAACCCGCCGGACTTGACGCCGAGGCCGGATTGATCGGTACGGCATGGCGTGGCGGTCACGCCGAGGATTTTCGCTTGCGGGTTGGCGGTGATGATGCGCGCCCATGTGTTCGCGTTGGCGTGGTGCGCCTCGTCCACGATGATGAGGTCGGGTTTGTTCGGTATACGCCCCATCCGTTTAACCAAGGACTGCACCGACGCGACCTGCAACGGTTGGCGGTAGTTCGGACTGAATTTCGGGTTGATGATGCCGTGAGATATTCCAGCCTCGTGAAGTTTGCGCGATGTCTGCCGGATCAGTTCGATCCGGTGAACCAGTATCCACACGTTTTTCCCGCGCGAAGCGGCGGACGCGGCGATGTAGGAGAACAGAACCGTTTTCCCACCACCCGTCGGAAGCACGTACAACGGCGATTGCGACCCCGATTTGAAGGCATGGCGGATCTGCGCGACCCCATCGGTCTGATATGGGCGTAGGTCGTACATGGTTAGTCCTCGTGCGCGATGCCGGATTCGAACAGTTCCTGCGCGTGTTTGAGATACTTGAACTCGAACACCTGAACGGTATCGCCGTCGGAATCGACCTGAACGACCACCCACCGATCCTCGTCGTATTCGGGTCGCGTGTATCGCTTGGGCGCGGCATCCTGCTCCGGTGGGGTCATGCCCGTCTTGCGACGGTAGAACTCCACCGCAAGGTCGTATGTGTCGAAGCTGTGGCGGTCGGACGTGGAATCGGTCGCGCGGTGCATGTAGGACTCCACCACCGTCCACCGTCCCGCTTGGGACAGGAACGGATGGGAGAAAACTTTGGCATCCGGATCACCGAACCCGAACGGCAATAGTTTATGCTGATGCGGGAGCGGTGAATCCAGCGTAGATCGGTCGAGGCGTTGGGGGAGGGAGGTGGTCATTATATGATTTTCCCGTATTCAATCTTGAACGTGGCGACCATTTCTATTTCCCCACCCCTTAGTGCAGTCAGCGTTTTTTCGATCGCATCTTCCATGCTTTCGGCATCAACAGCAAACTCACCACGATCCGTCACCATCTGATGGCAGGCCATACCCATTCGCTTGCGCTCCTCATCAACAGCGATACGGCCAATTTCAAGGGAAATTACAGCTCTCAAAACGCCCTCGCATGTTCTTCGCCCATGGTCATCATCGCCTGCACGATTTCGGCGCGTGTGCGCTTGACGGACGTGTCTGCGAGCAGGTTTTCGAGATCGGTCACGCTGTGCGCGTATCCGGCGATCCAGTCCTGTGAGCGTTCGGGCTTTGGTGCCTGTGGCTCTGATGGTTCGGGTGCTGTTTGAACCACAGGCGCGGGTGTTTCCTCTACGATCTGCGCATCCTCGGCGACCGTCTGTTTCGCGTTCAGGGCGCGGGCGGTTTCCTGTTCGGCTTGGAGTTTCGCGTTCCTATCGTCTTCGATCGCCTTCAACCGCGCTAGTTCCGCCTGTTCCTGCGCGATACGCTCGACTTCGCGTTTGCCTGCCTCAATGTGCTGCGCAAGTTCGTCGTCTGAAAACGTGAGCAGTTTGTCGGCGGACAGGATGACCTCGCCCGCCACGAAGAACGTGCCACTCCACCGGAACCCCGCGCCGATGAGCAGTTCCTGGCGTCGCTTGGCTTCGGCGCGTTTGGCCTCTTCCTTGACGTTATCAATCCGCGCGATCTCGGATTTGAGGTGATCTTCCGCGCCTTGCAGGATTCCCACGATGCGGTCGGCTTCGCTGTCAATCCGGCGCTTGAACTCGTTGGCTTGATCCTTGAGTTCCTTGGCGCGTTTCTGAACTTTGAGGCGCAGTTCGCGCACTTTGGCGCGCTTGGTGTCGGCGGACTTGTAACCTTCGCGGTCGTCGATGCCGTCAATGGTGAATTTTAGCAGTTCCTTGGCGGATTGGAGGGTTTTTTCCTGAATCTGCACGTTGCTGATTCCTTGAAGGACGGTGTCCTCGGTGATGACCAGTACGGTCGCGTCGGCGGTGTTTTCGGATTGTGACATGGATGGATTTATTTATGGGTTCTGCGTTTGGATGTCCGATTGATGGGTCTGCGGACGTTGGGTTTGTTTCGATGGATGGTCAGGTTCATAAGAAAATGACGGGAGCGGATTTGGCGGATGATGGGATGGATCATATACGTTTCCTCCGTTTCGGCGCGAACTGCCCGATGACGATACGCCATGCGAACCGGATTCGCGCCCATAGCGGGTCTTGACAGATTTCCGACAGGAACGCCTTGATGATTGACATCTGTTGGTTGTTGACCAATCGGCGCACGGATTTGGCTTGTTTCTCGTTCATGGGAGGTGCTTGATGCAATGGGTTTTACCGATGAAGCGGAATCGACCCGCATTCATGGTGACTTTGTTTGGTCGCGCATATTGAGTATGCCGTCCGCGCGTGTTCTTTCGGTTGTTCTTGCGACCATTATCTTTGGAAGTCGACTCGTTTCGGACGTGTTTTTCATCTCCGATGAATCGAACGATGGCTTGATTCAGGAACGGAAGTGGTCGTGAGTTCATAAGTATCGTTATTTTTTAGGATTCAGTATAAAATGCTCCCGCATCGGCTTGAACTCCGCGGTGCGACCGCAAGCAATCGTCTGCGCGGTGGTTCGGTCGTCGTAGGCGAGTCTTGCCTGCGCCACGCGCTTGAGGTGACGCGCGTCGGTTCGGATGATCGGTGATGTGGTTTTCATGCGAACGCGGCGATAAGGATTCCGAGCGACGCCCAGATGCCGAGCGATATCGCCATGATGCCCGCCCATACGATCCACGCGGGAATCCAGCGACGCGCCGGACGCTGGTATGGAGTGCCGTTGATGTAGATTATCATGGCTACGCCTCTTCGGTTTTTAGTGTCTCTGTTTTCAAGTCTTCAGCCGCCTGAAGCACAGCGCAGAAATCGATATACGATTTGTATTCGGCGATCTGTTCCGGCGTGTAATCAGCGGCGAACCCGATTGCTTCATATTTTTCGAGCCATTCGGCGACCGTATGTTTCTGGCATCCGATGTGAATAACGCCAGTCGAAAACCAGTTGACGCCGTGAACCGATCCGCAGATGAACAAGGTTTTAGGCCTAGCGCCGTCACCGATGGATGCGCCGTACCCGATGGATGCGCCGTACCCGATGGATGCGCCGTCACCGATGGATGCGCCGTACCCGATGGATGCGCCGTCACCGATGGATGCGCGGGAACCGATGGATGCGCGGGAACCGATGTATGCGCGGGAACCGATGGATGCGCCGTACCCGATGGATGCGCCGTCACCGATGGATGCGCCGTACCCGATGGATGCGCCGTACCCGATGGATGCGCCGTCACCGATGGATGCGCGGGAACCGATGTATGCGCCGTACCCGATGGATGCGCCGTCACCGATGGATGCGCCGTCACCGATGTATGCGCGGGAACCGATGGATGCGCCGTACCCGATGGATGCGCCGTCACCGATGGATGCGCCGTCACCGATGGATGCGCGGGAACCGATGGATGCGCCGTCACCGATGGATGCGCCGTCACCGATGGATGCGCCGTCACCGATGGATGCGCGGGAACCGATGGATGCGCGGGAACCGACTTTTATATCCCGCTTTTCAAACTCGGCCTTGATGGCTTCTGAATCGAAGTCGAAGGATTCCCAGCCAACGCCGGGCGTAAATAAATTTATGAGTGTCATTGTAGTATTTTCTATGGGTGAACGTGTTGCAAATATAATACAAAAAACCGAAACCAAGCGCAAGAATTATTTTTCAAGCTCGGCGAATACCGCTTCGATGCGCCTCAGGCTGTCGATGGACGCGGGTTGGTGTTTCTTCCATTGGGACACCTTGTAGTGCGCCACGTCCGCGCGACGGCACAGTTCGGACACGGATATGCCCAATGTCTTGCACCGATCGGCGATCTGGTCGCCGATGGTGGCGTTGGATGTGAGGAAATCGTTTGGCATGGGAAAATTTATTTGGTTGTTGTAAATATAATTACTTTGTATTATTATTGCAACACACCATCCATCAATAAACGCACTATGACCGACTCCCAATACCACTCCGACCCGCGCATCGGCAGGTCTGGACTGCAAGACCTGTCGAGATCACCGTATCACTATTGGGCAAAATACTTAGACCCCAAACGCGGACCTGAATCGCCGACTCCCGCCATGAGGCTTGGTACCGCGACTCACGCGCTGATCCTTGAAGGCGCGGAGGATTTTGCCGATAAGATCGCCGTCGAACCCGACCGATGGCCCACAAAGGCGGAATGCGGAATCAGTATCGAGCAACAGAAAATCGACTTCCAAACCGCCAACGCGGGCAAGACGATCATCACGCCGGAGCAATCGGCGCTTGCAATGAATATGCGCCAGTCCGTCATGGCGCATCCCGCCGCTCGCCTGTTACTGTCCAAAGGATCACCCGAACGCACCTTGATGTACGACCACCCCTTGACGGGATCGCCCTCAAAGGCGAAGCCGGATTGGGATTCGGTTACTGACAACGGGCTGATCGTGGATCTTAAAACCGCGCAGGACGCGTCAGAGTCCGAGTTCGCCCGCGCGTGTGTCAACCACTGGTACCACGTTCAAACCGCTTGGTATCTTGACGGCTACCTTGCCACGACCGGCGAAATGCCAAAGGGCTTCGTGTTCATCGTGGTGGAAAACACCGCTCCACATCAGGTCGCCGTCTACTACGCCCCGCCCGAGATGATCGCGCTCGGTCGGCGCATCTACGAGCCTGTGCTGGAGCGCTACGAGCAGTGCCGTCAAGACAACACATGGCCCGGCTACGGCGACGAAATCCGCGCGCTTAACCTGCCCGCATGGGCTTTCAAGTAAATCACCAACCAACCAAGAAAACACATCCATGAGTAATAACGAAATCCAAAACAAAGCACCGGAACTTCCGGCAAACCCGTTCGCCACCGAACGCCATAAGAACATCAACCAAGGCACGGTCGCCATCGAGGAAAGCCGTGCCATAACCGAAGCTCAGGGAAAACTGTTGCTTGCCAAACGCTTTCCGCGTGACCCCGCGATGGCATATGAGGCGGTCATATCCTCATGTCGCCGGACAAGCCTTGCCGAATCCGCGTTCTACTCCTACCCGCGCGCAGGGGAAACCGTAAGCGGTCCATCCATCCGTTTGGCGGAAGAACTCGCGCGCTGTTGGGGGAACATCGAATTTGGCATGCGCGAACTTTCGCAGGGCAACGGGTTCTCTGAACTTGAAGCCTACTGTTGGGACCTTCAGACCAACGTGTACAGCTCACAGAAATTTGTCGTCAAACACGAACGCCACACGCGTAGCGGGGTGAAGATGCTCAGCGATCCGCGCGACATCTACGAGGCGACATCCAATCAAGCAGCGCGACGGCTTCGCGCGCGCATCCTGGCTGTGCTGCCACCGGACCTCATTGAAGGCGCTGTGGACGAATGCAAGGCGACCTTACAAGGTGGAAGCGTTGATCCGAAACGCATTCTGAAGATGATGACATCGTTTTCCAAGTTCGGCGTCACTCAGGCGATGCTTGAGGCTCGATACAAGAAACAGGCGTCACAGTTCACAGGTGAGGATGTCGCGGAAATGATCGGAATCGGAAACAGCCTGCGCGACAATCAATCCACGCTTGCGCAATGGTTTGAAGGCATTGAATCGCCTACGCCGTCGAATATCACCGAACTCAACGAGTCCATCAAAGGTGGTAAGAAGGAACCGGAAACGACCACCGACGACACCGTGACGGTCGAACGCGGGTCTAAATCCAAGAAAAAACCAGAACCCGTTGTCACCGTCCACAGTCCGGACGGGGCGGACAATGACGAAGATTTGATTTGAACGTGTGGGTTGGCGCCGTCTCCGAATTGGCTGTCCGGCCAACGTGATGCCATCCCTGCCGTATCCCGCATCCCTTCGTAACCGTGCGGGTGGTTCGGTCAAGCGTGGCGCCGTAAATAAAGAAGCGTAAAGGGTGGAACGGACACAAACGGGGCTTCGGCCCCGTTTTTATTTCGCGCCCATGATAGAGAGTACGAGGTCCGCCAGTTCGCGGGCTTTTTCGATTTCAAGCTGTCCGGACGCTACCAAGTACAGCGCGATAAGCGACACGGCAAGCCGGAACTTGTCGATTTTGCCCCATGTGATCTGAGCGATGCGACCCGCCCCTGCATTGGGTTCCTGATCGATCGATGCGCGCACAAGGTTCAGCACGTTCGGGAATGGCAGGATGTCCACGATTCCGTAGATGACTTGACCGAGTTTGGTTTTGCCTTGGATCAGGCGTTTGAGTGCGGATGGTTTTTTCATTGCTGGCTCCTTCTGATTTCTCTGATGTCTTGGTGCATGGCTTCAAGCCGTTTTTCGAGTTGTTGCCATTCTTGGCGTGGAACCGATTGCGATTCGATGCGTTGGAATTTCTGTTCTATTCGCGCTTCAATGGCTACGTTTTGGGCGCTTAGGGTCTTGAACATGAACGTGATTCCCATCACCAATGCGGTGAGCATGATAAGCGTGAACAAGCGGAATCCGTCTGTCTCTTTCATTCTGTCCCAAAGCTGGAATAATAGGCTGTATGGCATATGATCGCGGGATGGGTTAGATGTTACAGTTAAGATTGTCTAATGTCATAATTTCTCAGCGATGCCGGAACGCATGACATCGGAAAGACGTTTCGCCCGGGCGGGTGAATCGTGTTGCGCCCACTTGGAATCGAGCATTTCGATGGATGCCTTGACGTAGTCGCCGGACTGCAAAGCGTTGAGGAACTTCTTGAACCGGAGAACACCACCCATGCCCATCTGAAATACCATTGACAGTAGCACGTTGAACCGCGCATCATCAAGTTTCAAAGCCCACGGCAGATGCCGTGTAATTTCGACTGTGACGCGCGATATGTCGTTAGCCAACAGGTAGTCCGATTCGTCTTGCGATATGCCCGTATCCTCAAGATTACGCCCTACTCCGATGGTCAGCTTCCCCGCCGTGCATCTGTAAGGTTTTAGCCGTTCCCCTTCGTCACGTTTGAGCAAGGTGATGAGGTACATGAGTTGGTCTGATTTCATAGGATGGTCAGCTTTTGGGTGATGTTTGCTTAACCGCGTCATCGTTGCGATAAAGTTCCGTGTAGAGGGTCGGGATGCCGAGTAAGTCTTTGATTACAGCCATTTGTTAGCAAGATAAGATTCAAGTACCTGTAATTCGGTCACGGATAAGGCGCGTTGATATACGATGAGTTCGCATAAAATTCCATTCAAGTAAGACCCCGGTATGGTAGACGAACCGACAAACGTCATTTGCGAATCGGTGTTGGATGAGTTCCCCGCCGTCTGAAAAGCCGTATCCACTTGCGACACGCCATTTATCCTTATTCCCGCCGTAGCGACCGAGTATCTTAAAAGACCTGTTTGCACAACAAGATTCGCGTTAGACGTACCCCCCGCAATCAAGACATCCGTATCACCATCCTCCCTTCGTGTTCCCGTCTGCCATTGAGTAGTAGACACACCCAAAAGAGCGCGGGTTCCCGTTCCGGCAGGGCGCATTGCAAACGCCCGTTGTGTCGTGGATGCCGTGTACTGAACCACCGCTATCATCGTAAGGCCACTCACATTTCGTCCCAACGTCAAACTCGCCGCGTTCCCCGTCAAGTAGTCATTGGTCCCGTCGAAATCAGGAACAGGCTTGCCTTTGACCGTAGTGATTGCGGGACGGTTCTCTTCGGCAGGAGCCGAGAAGTGCCGTCCGTTGCCCGATTGGTCGTTCCACACGTCCAGCGCACCGCCTACAAGCGTCTGCCCCCGTTCGTCAAGCCATAGACCGAGATTGGGTATGAGTTTCGGAGTGTCACCGAACGCACCCCCCATCTGCGCCGTCAACAGTGGTGGGAGGCTCATCGGATGATCGAGATAGATGTGGCGGTGGTTCCCGACGCGAAGATCCGGTCGAAGCTACCCACATAGTGGATGACCCCGCCGACGAACGTGCGCGTGATGGTGTTTCCGGATGCGACCGACCGGAACGATACCGCCCCTGTCGTGTCCTGCATGAACGCCAGTGGGTACGTCTCGTTTTCGGGGTTTTCGAAGTCCGCCGACGAGACGTCCACGGTTTTCCAAGCGGTGCCTGGTATGGTTTTGATGTTGCCTGAGTTCATAGTATGATCAGTTTTTGGTTTGATGTTTGCGTGGCGATGGAATACACCGTGTCGCTCCATGCGGATTCGGTCACACCGTCGGATACTTTGACGCGGTACACGAATGTTTCATCGGCCGGCTGTGTGTCGGTAGTCTCGCAGCCCTGCCACTCAGCCTCGATGTTATTTCGCCGTTGGAATGTCTGCGTAAGTCCGCCTCCGTCCGTGGTTAGGGTGTTGATTAGTCCGGAACGGGATAAGAATAGGTTCGGGTTGGGGTTGAACGGTATTTCAGGCTCGATGTCCGGTTCAGGCTCAACGGGTGGTTCGGGTTCGGGGATGGGAACGATTGCCGATACGGTCACGGGGTCGGTAGAGTACAAAGCCGTGTCGGATTCCGTTTCGCCGTCAAGATGGGTGATAGTGAATACGGATGTTCCGTTATCCTCTAAGAGATATTCCCATTGCTTGCCCCGTGACGTGCCGAAATAGCCGTTCGACGTGATGGACGATTCGCCTACACCTTCATAGATCAATTCGTCATTCCGGTAGATTCGCACTGTCTCAGACTGCCCGAATACCGGACACCAAAACAGATACATGGGATAGCCACGAATCACACCGTCAACACGATACGTTCCGGCGATGTAAGCCCACAGCGCCCACGGGCTGAGAAGGTCGTAAGATTCCGGTGCGAATGCGGTAACGGGAACCAACCCGAACCCGTTCTGAATATCCTTGACCGGATAGTCCGGCATTGCCTGAATGAACGCCTTACGGGTCTGAATCTTTGTCAGCCCCAAGTCAACGAATGAGGCGAAGTGTCCGGCGCTTGTGGATGCCGTTTCGTTTGTGAACGTGTCGGTCGTGAATCCCGCACCCGCTACGCCGTCCTCCCACCCGAAACACTTGTACCCGCCTTGACGGATGTTCTCTGTGACCCCGCCACCCATCCACCAAATATCGGAGCCGTACTCTTGTTGGGTTCCCGAATTTCCCATTGCAGAGAACACGGCTTGCACGTTGGTCGTGCTTAGAATCGAATCAAGGTCACGTTCATAGGTACGCCCACCTGATGCCGAATAGGAATAGACGATGATGGAATAATCATCGTTCGATTGGACGTAGGATATGAGCGCTGTCGATGATGCGACGGTCGCATGAACCGGAGCGTAACCTGTGAACAGTTCCGGTCTGCCTGTCGAAATCACGATGTCAGCCGTCCATCCGTTCGGTGCGACCGCTAAAAACGCCTCCTTCACCTTGCGCTCATGGCTTGAAGCCTGCGCAGGTGTCGAAGTTGTTCCGAAGTCTAATCCGAAGATGAGGGCTTTTGGCATTTAGTTGTAGGATTTGATGCTCAATAGAAAATCATCGAGTATTCCATCTTGAAACTGTCCATCCCTCAATGTGTTTATCGTGTATACGTTATTGCTCGTCTTGACTACAGAAACTATCACCCTCTCATTTATATCCGCGTCATCCAACAAATAGACCATCTTTGGTTGCGTGGCTCCCCACCCGTTCTCATAGGTGATTGTGTACACACCCACCATTGACCTCGCAAATACTATTGGGCCACCTAAAGTGTTTATTTGAACAAATGTGGTCGGCGCATTTGTACCCGTCTGGCTAACCCGAGCCGTGTATTCATAATAACCAACAGCCGGACGCGGTGAGTTCTCATCGTTGCCTAAATATAGCATAGACGCAAAGCCACTCCTAACAAAACTCAGCATCTCCCCTTCCTTGAGCGGACTATTGGCTGTAGTTGGCAAGACAGGATTGTTATAGTCGGGTGTACTCCCGTCAAATACAACAATACCACTTGTGCGGGCTACATCATTCTCATTACCTACATAAAGGGTTTCAACACCCTCATCATCCACATACATCACCCGTATCCCCTTCGGTAGCGTGGTCGGTAGCGTGGTGGTGCTAAAGATTTCCCGATACGGCGATGAGACGTAGATACCGTCCAAGCACAATGCGTACCAATCATCCGCGCCCGTGATTTCGATGGGTTCTCCGTCCGCGTCGGATAGCAATACAATCGAAACCGGATTCGTCGTGCTTGGTGCGGGGTCTAATGCGTCCGCGTAGGTCTTTGCGTTGGCGAAGGTCGTGAAGTACGGCGCTAAATTAGAAGCCGTGCCGAAGACGTACAACCGCCGTGCGGGGGTTCTGAGCTGTGACAATATCTTCGCCGCGATCGCCGCGTCCTGTCCGGCCGTGGTCATTCTCAGTACAAGGGGCGCGCCGTATAGGGAATCGTTTTCTGGCATGAGCTATTGTGGTATCAGGGTTAGTCCGAGGGTGTTGTCGAGTGTCCCGCGACCCCAAGGCCAGCGGGTGCCGTCCGGCAGTACCGCCATCAGGTCGAACCAAAGGATGCCGAACCGAACGGCCTGCCAGTCTTCGGCCTCGGCTTTGAACAGGAAATAACTTTCGCCGTCAAGGGTCAGCCATTCAAGCGTCCCGTCGTCGGTGTCGAATGTGAACAGCGCTTCTTCGTTTCGCGGTTCGGCCTTGACGGTCGCGATCACGCGGCTGATCGTGGAGTAATCGAACGGGGTCACCGTATCGCCTGCCACCGTCTCGAATTTGACCAACTGCACAAACGTACCGCCCTTGTAGCCGGACAGTTCAAATTTGGCGGGTCGATTCCCGATGATTTTGACGGTGGAGGTACTCATGGGGGAAATGTACGCAACCTAAGTACGTGGTTGTAATAAACCGTTGTACAAAAATTCGGGGGTTTAGACCGGCGTAAGCGTCACCGCCGTAACGTTTCCCGCCGTGACAACCACGCTGTCGGTGTCCACGAGCGCGCCGTTGGTCGCCCTTACGGTGTAGGTGCCGGGTGGCACTTCGAAACGCACCGCGTCGCCGGGATAGTTGCGCCCCGTATCCCAAAAATCGTCGATGCTCACCACGCCTACGCCACCGGCCACCGTCACGTCGATGTAGCCGGACGGCTCTTCGGCAAGCACCAAGCACTGCAACGCTTCGGTGCGGTTCCATGACAGGTTCAGCGTCGCATATCGCGCGCGGACAAGGTATGCCGTTCCACCGAAACACATCCAGAACGGAAACAGCGGATCAATCAGATCGGACGGCGCTACGGCGAATATGATCGGCGCGCCTTTGCCCAAAGTCTCACGGATCACGAACACGCTCGCCTCTGTCAGCAGATACGCTGTGGCGGGGGTTGACGGGTCAACGTAGGTCGCGTTGGCGTAGATCAGGTACGTGGGCGCGTCGCGGTAGGATAATCCCGCAGGTGTTCCGGTCGTGGCGTGGTCGGTCAGGTTCCAACGCAGGTCTCGGTCGTACTGCGGTTGCCGTGTGTTGTCGTCGGTCGGCGGGTCGAGTTCCACGCCATCGGCAAGTACGCGGTAATACCCGTATCCTGGCGATGATATTTGAATGGACGCTTCGCCTTTGTCGTCTGCGATGCGGTCGATCAGTTGGGGCTTGATATTGATGGCAAGGCGCGTCGAACCTTCGATTCGCACGCCGTCCTCTAGGAACCGTTCCATGTGCATCAAGGTGTTCAGACCCAATCGCCACGAAAACCCGTACACGTACTGGAACAGTTCGGCAAGCGCTTCGTTGAGTTCGAGCACCGTATCGTCGGCATACAGATCCGGATTGAACTCGGTGCCGAACAGACCTGTCGGGATGGCGACGGACGGCGCTTGACCTTCCGGCCTCCAATCGTGGAAAATGGTGCCGATTCCGGATGTCGCGCCGGTGAACACGGATTGGAACAGCCATGTATAAACCGTCTGCACAGGGGATACGGACGTGAGCCTGTCCACCGTGATGTTCTTGGATGCGCCCCATGATCCTGCGAACGACATCGACAGCGGAATGACCTGCTCCGCGTCAAGAGGACGGCGTATGGCAAGCGGAAGCAGAAACCCGTCGAAGAACAGCGCGCCGTTGCGGTACAGGCGCGCAAGGATCAGAACGCTCCCGTTGGCTCGGATGTCGGCATTCAACAGCGTCAGTTGAGCCGGTGAAAAGTACGCCGTGAATTTCAGATTGGAACCGCACAGTCCGTACAGGTTCGTCCGGTTGGCGAGTTCGTATTGAATCGTCACGCCCTCTTTGACGGTAAACGTGTTGATAGCCGGTGGCGAGACCTCATCGGTCAGCACGTCAAGCGTCCAGAACTGATTGCGGTTGTCCACCCATTGCGCCTGATATTTGATCTCGTAACTCATGGGATTATATGAATGACGACCTCACATCGTCCGCGCGTTGGTTGGCAAGCCGAATCACTTCGTTGTCGATTTGGCCGACTACCTGAACGGTGATCGATTGCATGCTCGATTCACGGCGACCCGTTCTGCCTGCATCCATAGCCTCGGTGCTTGGTGGTGTGATGATTTCACGACCCCTTCGTTTATCCCTGTTGGCGTAGTAATCGCCGTCACCGAACGATGCGCCGAACGAACTTCCGCTACCAACGCCGGAAAGCGCCGCGCGAGCCTGGTTGAACAGCAGGTTAATGGACCCACCGATCGCCGCCGCCGCCGCGATGTTGAAAGGGAACGGCACGGTTGCGAACACCGATGCCATACCAGACGCGATCGACGCGGCCAATTTCGCCTGCACGACGCGGAACACTTCGTCGATGACGGAGTTCGCCAAATCGCGCTCAGATCTGATCTGCCGGTTCTGTTGAGTGATGATATCGTTGATTGTACGCGCCATAATCATGGCCTCGGTCATACGGGCCTTCATCCGACGGTCGATCTCTTTTATCGTCTCCTCCGTCGTCTCCTGCTCGTTGGAGATGATCTGCGCCTGCATATCCTCGTTGCGGGCGATCATGCCGTCGATGAACGCTTGGTCCCAATCGACCGCGCCCAGTTGTTCTGCGGTTCGTATTTCATCCATCTTCGCCCAGAACGCGACTTCGAGTTCGAGTTTCTTGTCCCAAAACGCTTGGTCGGCTTCGAGTTCGGCGGTAAGGAACGCCTGCAATGACTCGGATTGCGCGTTCAGCCGTGCGAGTTCGGCTTCAGCGGCGCGCTTGACGCGTTCGGCCTGCTCGGATTCGCGCTCCTTTCGGGCTTGCTCTGTGCGCGACTCGATCACGTCGGTGAGTTGCAGGACGCCGTTGAGCTCTGATTGGGCTTCGGCGGATGTCTCTACGGCGCTGTTGTAAGCGGTAAGCGCGGCCAATGCGCCAGATGTGGACACTCCCGCACCTTGTAACGCGGCCTGCGTCTGTCCGGCCTCCACAGCAAGCCTTCCGATGATGTCGACCTGCTCCTCCAATGATTTGTTCAGTATGTCAAGACCAGGACGCGCGACGGCGATGGCGTTGATCTCCTTGTTCAATTCCACCTGTGTCCGAAGCACATCCGCCTCGGCGCTTACCGCCTTGGTGAACGCGTCCTGATACAGTTCCTGCGCGGCCTGCAACCGGATGCGCTCGGTGTACTGATCGTTGACGGATTTGACCGCCGTAGCCAAATCCTCGTTCGATACGGTTTCAAGGTCGAGTTTTCCAACGATGTCCGGCGATAGCCTGCCGAGTTCGCGCAGCGCGGCGTTCCGGTTCTCCATTGACAGGTTTCCGTCGGTTACCGATTTGGCCACCGCCATGAACTGCGCCTGCTCGTCGCGCAGTTTGTCCGACAGCCGGATGGCCGTGAACGATATCGCCTGTTGCACGAGGTCTTTCATGGAACGCACGAACGGCTCGGTGCCGTTGAGGATCAGCGTACCGAAATTCTCCTTCAGGTCGGCGGTCAGGTTCTTGAGTTGCTCGATCTGTCCGGTGGGGGTCTGCGCCAATGCCTCGGCTGTGCCTTTGACCTGAATTTCCACTTGTTTGAGTAGCGCAACCTGGGCGCCGTACAAGTCGCCCTGCGCGTGCAGGTTCTTGATGTTCTCGATCTGCGTTTTCGAAAACGACACCCCGACCTCGCGTAGCGCCGATAGTCCGATGGTCGGGTCCTCAAGGGCCTTGCCTAATTGCTTGGTCGCCTGTTCAAGCGTACCGAATCCGGTCGCGGACAAATCCGTTGCCGCCTTCAATGTGCGTTCGAACACGTCACCGGCGATGGAACGGAACGTCAGGAGCATAGCCTGCGCCTCCAATATCTGCTCGTCGCCGAACGTGGTCATGGCTTGGATTTCCGACGCCATTTCGCGCAGCTGCTTGGCCGTGAATCCCGCCGCCATGCCCGTGGTTTTCACCAATGACTCCACGCGTTGCTCTGCCTGTTGCTGACGCTTGGCAAGTTCCACGGCCTCCGATGCGGTGCGAACAAACGCCTTGCCTACTTCGAACACCGCTTTGGCCGCCAATGCCGCAGCCGCAACCGCGCCCAATCCCCATTGCTTGGTGGACTGCTCGGCGCGATCCGTCACACCTTGAAGGCGCAATTTCTCCTCGGTCAACGCCCGTATGCGTTTATTGTAGTTGTCAACGATCTGAGGGTTGGCGAAACGGTTGCGCGATTCGGTCAGCGATTTGATCCGGCGCGTCAGGTCGTCCACGCTTCCGGCCTGCGCCTTAATGTCGCGCTGACCCACCTTGGAACCTTGCTCGAACGCCTTGTTCGTCTTAGCGACCTCGTCGCCCATTTTCTTGACGACCTCGGTTGCCCCGTCGTCGCGAATCCGGATGACGTATTCTACGGATTTCATTTGAGGTACTCCCGCATGGCCATGGCTTCGGCGAGTTCGACGCGCGTCATCGCCTCGTCAGCGTACACCCTGCGCGGATGGTCGCCGTCCGAATACATCAGGCACAGTTTGCCCCAAAAACCAAGATGCTCTGTCATTCGTCCCCTCCATCGCTTGATTTCCTCTCGGTAGAGGACGCGGCTTGGCTCTGGACGGCCTTCGTCATCAAGTCTTGGCGGGTCGTAAGCAAGTTCGACCAAACGCTCAGCTCTGGCGGTATCACGCCGAACAGCAAAAAAAAATCGTCAAACGCCCGCCTCGCTTCGGCCATGTCGATGTTTTCGAACACATCCTCGTCGATGATCTCATAGCCCCCCGCGCCGATCTTGCCTACGGTTGGGAAGTCCACGAACAGCGCCTCGCAGATCGCGCCCCACGCTTTGCGCTTGCCGTACAGGATGGGTTGAGACACCTCCGTTTCGCCCTCCTTGACTTGGATCAGTTCGCCCTCGATGGCGTACGCCGCGCGGTGGGATTCGCTCAGTCCTTCGGTCGCGCACATGATCGCGCACAGCGTCCGGATGTTTTTGTTTGTGGTGCGAACCAATGTCCAATCGCCCTCAAGCGGGTGGTAGATCATCGGTGTCAGCGTGTTCGTTGAGTTCTGAGCCATGATGGTATTCCTGATAGTCGGTCACGGGTGATGACGCGGATATCCGCCGATGGCGTGAACAGTCCGCGTCGCATGTTGACAGGGTTCCCCGCAGCGGAGTCCCCTTTGATGGGGTAAGATACGCCCGAATCGATGTCATAAATCGGGTAGAACCGCACGGTTTTTCCGGCGATCAGAGCGTTTTCAAGATCCACGGGGTCGCCGGTGGACGATGTGCGTTCGGAAAACTCCGCGCGCATGGAGAACCGCAGATACACCCCGCGGATGTATTCCTCGTTCTGCCCGTTGGCCAAGCGCCAGGAATCTCGGTCTTTTTCAGGCAGGACATCGAGTTGGTCGTTGACGTACACGCGGATCACGTTGTCCCATTCGAACGCGACCCTGCCGACATACAATGTGGATAGGAGTTGGCTCAAAATACAACCCTCTCTGTGCGGTTTTGGAGCGATAGCATGGGGCGGTGAACGGATACAGTGACGGCTCCACTGCCCTCGATGTATGTGTAATCGATCGACAGTAGCAACGATCGGCAGGTCGATGCCAGTGTGACATCCAAAAACACTTCTTGGAATGTGGTTCCGGCAAAAGTCTGCGTATGGGTGGATATGGTCGCGCCCGCACTATCACGTTGGACGATGCGTAGTTGCTTGGTGTGGTTCGCACTGTCTACCTGCGATGTGGATATGCCTACAGAAAGCCGGACACCGAGCGACGGAAACGCAATGGGCAAGATGCACGATGCAGTTCCGTTGACACTTTCAGCCAACCCGTACTGCTGAATCGGGCGCGTATAAGTGCCGATAGTAAAACCCGTCAGTGTCAGAGCGCCAAGTCCAAACGTATTGTACGCCTCCAGCACGTTCGACCCGTACACCACGTCGGGCATATACCCCGCCGTGGTCATGGTGATCAGGTACGGCACCGCCCCGTCGTTCGCGCCCGATGCTGGCGATTCGGTCAGCACGATCGCTTCCGGCACGTTCCACAGCAGGATCATGTCGTGACCTTCGACAGTCGCGCGCACCAAAGTACGGTCGTCAGCCCATTGGCGGATGATATCGAGCGAATCGCCGTCCATGGTCACGATGTTCAGCGACGGCTGCGCCCCGCCGTAGTGGTTCGACGTTCCGCCCTGCAAGGTGATGATTCCCGGATTGAACGACGTGTCGCGCCCCAAACGGTTCAATACCACCGACTGTGAATCGGTGTACAGGCAGACGCGACGGAATCCGGATAGTGCCTTCATGGGATGGGTATGCGGTTAAAAAGAAAGGCGGACAAGGTATGCCCCGGTCCGCCCTTGGATGTCTGATGGGTGGTGAGTCTAGGACTCGGCCACCAAGTCGTCCGGTCCGTAGCGCTCCATGTGGAAGCTGAACCCGCGAACACCGTCACGGGCGTTGACACCGCCCATGCGTTGGCACCGCGCGAGGTTGATCGCCTCGGATGTCCGGAACACCGCGCCGTCCTTGAACGTGAAGCGCCAGTATTTCTCGGTATCCGCGCGCGCAAGCGTCTTGAGCGCGGAATAGTCGGCCATGTCGAGAACGAACACGTCCGCGACGATCGAGCCACCGCCGTAGAGCAGTCCGTCGGTGGTTTCCGTGGTCGTGTCCTCGAACGCGACGGCGGATTCACTCGACAGCTTGCCCGTCACGGTGGTGAACGATCCCGAAGGCGTGTCTCCGTACGATGCCCGGATGATTCCGGCGTATTTCTTAGCCATTTGTGTACCTCATTGGGTTAATAAGGGGGCGCAAGGCCCCCTATGATGGTTAAGTGGTCAACACGTCCGCGATGATGTGTCCGCACAACAGGTCAACGGTTTTCACATCGTAGAACGCGGTGCAACGTGGCACGTATGATTTGATGTCACGGTCGTACACCACTTCGGAGCCGAAGAACGGAGCCTCCGGTTCGTCGATGTAGATCGTGTACGCGAGCGAATCGGTGCGCACGGTCGGGTTGTCGTTCACGTAGAACAGACCGATGCTCTCGCCGGTCCACAGCTTTGTGAAGTTCTCGGCCTGACCGCTGTTCGCTTGGTCGATCAAATAGCGGGGAACGATGATCTCCTCGACTTCAAAGTACCGAGCAAGCGTCTCCATGGTCTGAGCGCCGAATGCGGTGAACTTCAATGCGTCGCGGATTTCATTGTCCTGACCCACCAATTTGTTGTACACAGCCGTCGGAATGAACATACGGTTCGGGTAGAAACCCGTTTTGTCGTACATCGATTCCTTGGCGTTGAGGATGTCCACCTTGATCTGCGCCGATGTGGTGTCCCACTTCGCCGTCGGATCGGTGACCTGATTCGCGCCGTACTTGGTCACGAATCCGGCTTTGGTGGACGACCAAAACAAATCGGACACAGTGCGCTCGTGACGCTCTTGGATGATGCGTTGCGCTTTGGCGACACCATCCTGAAGCAATCCGAGAACACGCGGATCGGACACGGCGCGCTCGAACTCGAACGGCACCACGACATCGATCGTGTGGTCGGTGAGTTTGTACTGCTCCATCGTGTACTGCTCGATGGTCACGCGCTTGACCATATCACCGGGAGCACGTTTAGGGTCCACTTCGTTGGTGCCACGCTTGCGTTTGAACACAGCGTATTCACCGACGGCTCCGGTATCGGAGAGCAACTGAGGCGCAAGACGGGCGCCCACCGGACCAAGACCCATCGAACGCTCACGCGCGAAGCGGGTCAACAGGGCATTATGAGGGAATTGTGCCATTGATTACGCCTCCGCAGGGATTTCAAGGGTGTTGATGTACGCGCCCACATTGTCGCCAGGGGCGGTCGGTGTGGTACGTGCGCGCACTTGGATGGCCGCGCCGGACGATCCGGCAGCCTTGTAGAATTTTCCGGTCGTTCCTTTGACAGACAGGCCATCACCGGCAGTGATGCCGGACGACACATCCATCTTGACGGGAAACAGACCAAGCTCGACGATGGTGACCGTTTCGCCTTCGGCGATGGTCGCACCTTCCTCGCTCGATCCGTACACGATGCCGTCCACTTCCTCCCCGTCACCGGACGGATAAGTGGCCACGCCATCGGCGACCTGAATGCCGGTACCCGGAATCAAGGTTTCCCCTGCGGTCACCGAATCAGAGATCAGCAGTATTTGACGCACGATGTCAGGCATTGTCGTTCTCCATTTGTTTGGCGGCGATCAACGTGGCTTTTCCGAAGTCGAGTTTCTTGCCTTTGGCTTCGGCTTCGGCTACGAGCGCTGTCGCTTTGGTGATGAGTTTTTCTTCATCGGTCTGCGCCTGTGGGCGGTCGCCTGGAAGTTCTTGGGATTTGCCGACAGCCACACCATGCGCCTTGGCGTAGGTGATCATGTCAGCATACATGTCCGCTTTGACGGTGGCGTCAGCCTCTGCCAAATAGCGGTTCGCGCGCCGTGTGAGCGCTTCGCCGTGTTCCTTGCCGACTTGCATCTTGGCTTCGGCTTCCACCTTGGCCACGATGTTCTTGACCTCGAACTCGGCGAGCTTGGTGGCGTTGGCTTGCGCCTCGGCCTTCAGGGTCGTGATCTCGGTTGCGTTTTGTTCCAGTTTGGCCGTCACTGATTTGGCAAGTTCGGATTTCTCCGACGCAAGCGCTTCAGCTTTGACCGCACGGGTTTCGACTTCCGCGATCTTCGCCAAGATTGCATCCTCGGATGCCTCGGCGTTCAACCCCAATTTTTGAGCGATAGCTTTCATCGCGTTCTCCTGTTTGGGTTGTGGTTTTGGGGCGGATGCCCCGTGTTTTGCGAGAAGTCCCGCAAACTGTTCGGCGCTGGCCTGTGCGACCGCGCGCATTTCGGACTCGACGATATCGGTACCCAAGCCGATTTCCACGGCTTGGTACGCGTTCATCCATGTTTCTTCATCCATCATCGCCGAAATCTGCTCACGCGTCCGCTTCATGACCGGCTCGTACGCGTTGATCAATAAATTCTCTTGGCCTTCAAGCCAGTCCGCGTTCTTACGAACCTGGTCGGCGGTGCCGAACATGGACGCGCGCGGATTGTGGATCATGACCTTGGCGTTGGCATCCAAATATCGGCGCTCACCCATGGTGAAGATCACCGAGGCCATCGACGCGGCTTCGTAATCGACATAGGTATCAACGGGCAGATTCATGGCGCGAACGGCGTCCATTATCTTGAATCCCTCGTCCACCACGCCACCGGGCGAATTGATGCGAAGCGCGATGCGTTTGGTCGTCTGTGGCGCGAGCGCAAGGGCTTGCTTTACTGCGCCTATGGTCACTTCATAGCCGATTACCCCGTAGATCATGATCTCGGCGGTATCTGGCAGTTTGCCCATGGCTTTGATGTCAGACAGCTTCATTGATGCCAACCTCCTGCAATTCGTTGAAATCGTAATCGAGTCCCTGTATCTGGAATGTCGCGGCGTACGCGTCGATCTCGTTGGTCTTGAACATGATGCGCGATGCGGTCAGCACCAAGTTGAACGGCACATCGTTCAGGTAGATGTATACTGGTTCGTCCTTGGCGCGGTCATAGACAAGTGACTGTATGACCGATGCGATGCCGTTTTGCAATTTCGTTGCCCGCAGTCCGTCGTCGATGGTGATTTCCTGCATCGGGTTGCGCGCGAAATGCACGTCTATGTTCACGTTCGCGTTGAACTCGGTTCCCATCGTGTCACGCGCTTCGAACGCCGTGTCGGTGATGTTGAACGCGATCAGCGGATATCCGCCACCTACGCCGTTCTGATAAAAGGCGAACAGCTCGTCGGCGGTCGGACGGATCGGGAGTGTTTGCAACGCCACGGTTCCGCCGTAGACATCGACCAAGCGTTTGCGGATCTGCCGTAGGATTTCGGTTTCGTACGTCAAGTCGGCACACCTCGGTTGAATAGGGCCGCGCCCCGTTTGCCGGTGGCGAAAAACGTGTCACGCGATGTGTCGCGGGTTCCGTCGGCGGAATAAACCGCAAGGCCGATCAGCCCGCGCGCCACGTCCCGAAGCCACATGATGGCATGGTCATACTGCGCCTGCATCGCGCCGTCAACGAGGTTGCGGCGTTTGAACAGTTCGTACTTGGCGATGGTGTACACATGACCGGAAATCACGGCGGGGATACTGCCGTCGGTCGCCTTGACAGGGGTGGAATACCGCCCGTTGAAATACGAATCGACCAGCGATTCGGCTTCCTTCAGGAACGTCTCGATGTACGATTCGTTGACCACCGAGCCGTTGGAATCGTTGGTCCCCTTCCATTGAAGGACCTGCGGAACCTTGGACTCGAACCCTGCTACGGTGGTGTAGTATAAATTCATGGTGAATGATACGCACGGTTAAGGGTTCGTTTGTAGTTGGTTTTTGTACAAAAATTCAGGGATTCCCGAAGCATCGCCCGTCGGGGCGTATATTTGAACCAACCCAACCCACCCATATGAGCATCAGATCCCGCCAACGCCGAAACAGCGTACGACCCAACAAACCGACCGACAGCCTGCTGTCTGAACTCAAGTCCACGCCGTTCCTTGACAGGTTCGAATCCTTCAGCCGTGAAATCACCCCGTCGGAAGTCGATAACATGCTCCGCGCGGGTGAGTCGGGCATCCTGTCTTTCCTGTACGACTACTTCCTTCGCATGCGCACCACGGACACGCGCATCGCGGGTCTGGTCAACAACCGTCGCATGGCAGTCGCCCAACAGCCTTGGGATGTGACGGCGGGAGACGCGGAAAACGAACTGTCGGTAGAGATAGCCACCTTCATCCGGTCGAACCTTGAGATGCTTGACGTGACCGAACTGCGCCGGATGATGTTCGACGGCATCCTTGACGGCATGAAGTTCTTCACCAACGAGTTTTGGCGCGACGACGAGGGGCGGTTGTACTTGGAATCCATCACGCCGATATCGCAGTCGCGCTACGGGTTCTATCCGATCATGGGCAAGGACCATAATTGGGGCGAACCGTCCATCAACCTGAACGCGGGTCTGCCGGTTCCGATATCACAGCTACCCGATTGGCAGGTGACCAAGTGCGTGTATCAGCGCAAGGACGGATATTACGACCTGACCGGAATCATGCGCCCGTGCGTGCGTTGGTATGTGATCAAATTCTACGCGATCAATTTCTGGATGGAGTTCGCCGAAACGTACGGATTCCCCATCGCCACGCTGTCCATGGCCGAGGACAAGTTCGCGACACAACGCGCCGAAATGGAGACGTTCCTTGCCGATGTCGGGCGCAACAAATACGCGCTGTACAAAGAGGGCATGAACTTCGAACTTCACGACAGCCAGCGAAGCACCTCGGTAGACACCTTCAAGCAGTTGGTGGACATGGCCAACACCGAAATGGCCATCGCCCTGAACGGGCAGAACCTGACCACCGAGGTCAAAGGTGGGTCGTTCGCCGCCGCATCGGTCCACCTTGAGACATTCCAGTCCTTGGTCGCCGACGACATCCGGTGGATAGACGGCATCATCAATTCTCAGATCGTGGACATGCTCGTCGCCTACAACTGGCCGTCGCTTCCGTACGAGCTGTATCCGAAGTTCACGACCATCAGCGAACCGGACATCAATCAATCCGAAGCGGTTCGCACCTTGCAGATGGCCGTAGCGATACCCGGATTCAGCGTTCCGGTTGACGAGGCTTACAAGATGACCGGAATCCGCAAGCCGGAGGAAGGCGAGGCCACGTTGTCGCGCTCCACGCTCTTGGATGTCATCGACTCCACGATATGACCCCTAAGGAGTTCGAAATCGCCATCCGTGAATCCATAACGCCCGCAAAGACGCGGATACTGGTCAACCGAGCCGGAGCGCAGGGCATAGCGATCATCGACACGCGGACACGCAGGGGTGAGTTCACGGGCGGGTCGTTGAAGTCAACCGGATATTCCACGAAGGCGATGATCCTGACGGGTTCGCGCGGGTTCCGGTACGAGTCCGGTTCCGCGTCGCTTTTGTCCAACAGCCTGTCGAAATCGGACTACATATGGCGAGTCATCAACGGGCGCACGGTTCCGTTGCTCATCGGCGGATACAAGAAATACCGCGAAATCACCGGACGGCGCACCGACCGCGTGGATTTGACGTTCACGGGCGACATGCTGCGCTCATTGCGGTACGAAGTCGGCCATAACGCCGCGGTCATCCGACCCGGACCCGATCAGATGGCGAAAGCCGCGGGAACCGATGCCAAGCGCGAATGGATGAACCTGACCAACGACGAGCAGGACGCTATCGCCCGCGCCTTGGAACAAGCGCTGTCTGAGCTATCAGGTTGACGAACTGCGAGGCGACCGATTCCCATGACAGTCGCGCATCCTGGTTGGCCATGATCCGGTCTGGATCGGGACGCAGGGCATCCATCACAGCCCCCAAGATATCCCCACCGCACGGACGGAACCGCGACAGGTCCTGCGGTCCGTAGTTCACATACGCGTCGTTGTCGTAGAAATACGAGGCCGGCGCGACTTCGGGCAGGGACGTGTTGCGCGGGGCGACCACGGGCACACCGGCGGCGGCGGCTTCGGCCACGGTCATGCCCCACCCTTCGCCGTGCGTGGTCGTAATGAACAGATCGGCGCAGTTGTACAGCTTGTTGAGAACCGAATCGGGCAGTTCCTTGTTGATGCAGGCCCATCGGTGCTGATCCACGCCAAGGCTTGCCATCATCGCGCGGATGTCGTACTCATGGTCCGGCGACATCTTAAGCAGTAGAAACCCCGTTCCGGTCTGCGCGACGAACGACGCGAACGCCTGGAGCAGTTCGGGGATGTTCTTTCGGATCTGGTTTTTGTTGACAGACAGCCACAGCGGGCCTTGGACGTAGTTCGCCTCGGTCTGCGTCGGCGCGCCGGGGAATAGCGATCGACGCAATGCGATGGGGTCGGCCACCAACGGACGGAACGCGTCGGACACGCCGTGGCCTATGACGTGAGAGGCGCGACCAAGCAGGAACGGATGTGCCATCGCCTGCCCGTACTTGGTGTAAAACACGATCTCGTCGCACCTTAGAATCGACAGGCTCCAGTCCAGCGTGACAGGCGAATCCACAGGCCAATATCCGATCCACTTGGTATCGTGCCGGTCGCAGATTTGGCGAACCTCGTCGGATGCCTCGGCGTATTGGAAATAATCCATCATGGTCAGGAACACATCGTACTTGCCCGTATCAAGCAGGGTGATGGTTTGTTTGATGCCGATTCCGGTATCCTCGATACGACCCGTCACGGCAGGGTGTATGAAGCACGGCAGGACGCGTTCGAGTTCGTAGCGCCCCCAATGGTTCACGCCAACGACTTCGATATCCCACTCGTCGGGGAACCGCGTGATCAGTTCGCGGCAGACTTTGCCGAATCCGGTGTTCCGGCACGGGGAGTCGGTGTGGATGAGGAGTTTCATGGGGATGCTCTCATGCTCGGTCGCCCGTGTTCTTACGGCTCACTTGCCCTCCGAGGATGCGATGGCTTGCTTACGAAGCATATTTGCAACGGAGCGAGTCCTGTCAACTTCATTTTTCATACCCAATAGGCGGTCATCCAACGGGTCTGAAATAGATTGAAAATTTCTCAATGCTTGTTGATGATCTTCCTCTGCCTTCAACGCCTCCACCAACTCCGCCTCACGCTTGGATTGCGCTTCGATTCGGTCGGCAAGTATCATCTCTAAAACATATCCATAGGATTCTTCATCACACTTCCGAACATGGTCGATGAGTTCAGCGTTCGTCATTTCATTGATTGGTTTCACTTCTTCGCCTCCATGATTAGCCGAATGAGCATTTGCGTTTGGTTGGTGTGGTGGGATTTGGCAAGTTCCGATAGGCGGGTAGCCACAAGGGGAGGGAAGCGGAAAGATAGTGCGGGGTTTTTGGGCTTTGCCATGACTATGACACCTCGCAATTTTTTGTGACATGTCTCATCTTTTGGACTAAATCAGGCTTGCTCAGTCCGTTTTTTGCGTATAGGTTTATCAACTTGAACAATTCCTGCTCAAAATTATTTGCAAGCGACTTTGGGTCGGTGTCGATGAATACTGATATGCTTTCGGGTTTTACTAAATATGACCCATATCTACCATTCATCATTGATTTTTCGGTGACGTTCATAATGTAATCAATTCCATCACTATAGGCTCCATTCCCCAAATACCTCCTTGCTTCGGTTATGTATCCGATTACCTCAATGTCGGTTCCCTTAATTGTTGCCTTGTATTTCTGAATTTCCACTGCGTGTCCTATATGGTTTTGGTTAATCTGAAATCAATATAACACAATCGAAAATACAAAGTCAATACATTGTATTAATTTATTTCGCATCCTCAGGAATCGGGATGTGGCAACCGACTCCATCACCCCATCCTCGCCCAATCAATTCCAACACCGTACTTCTCGATTATCCGGTTCAGTTCCTCGCCCGAGCTCACGCCGTCGATCTCCCATCCGCCGGTGACGGGCTTGACGTGGCGCATGGTCATCGCGTCGCATACAAGGGGTTCGGTGCCGTAGCGCTCTACGTGCAGTTTGCCCATCAGGACATCCAAGCCCCATCCGGATTTGGACTCGGTGAAGTACGGCGCGCAATGCGTCAGGAAGTCGCGAGAGTACACGCAGTTCAGCTCCACGAACGGCAAGCGTCCGGCTCGCTTCATCGCGGCGTATGTGTGGTGCGATCCGGACGCATGGACGGGTTGCCACCAGTGCTCAGCGATGGCTTCGGACACCGATGCCAGGTAAAGAGGTTCGTACTCCACGTCGTCGCCCATGAACGCGATGTAGTCATATTTGGCGATGGTCTTGGCGTATTTTTTGACGGCGCGTTCCATGAACTCGCCCATGCCACGGGAGAACCCGCGATACGGGATGTCGATGAATCGTACGCCGTCGATTTTCGGGCGTTCGGGTTTGCCGTCAACGGCGGTGATGATGAGCAGGCTCATGGTGATTTGTGGTTTAGTGGTTGGATGACATACCGTTCCTGCGGATACCGTTCCTCATAATGCCCCCCTCTGTCCCGTGTGTTCAGGCCGGATTCGTGCAGGCACTTGAGCGGACCCGCCGTGCCTATCCAAAACTCGCGATGCCAACGGGTCGGACCGTCAAGATACGAATGGTTCAGCGCGTTGATGTGTTCGGATGTCGCCCACCACATCCCCCCGCTGAAGTGCGGGTGATGTCCCATGAAGGTGTCCGATTGCAGGTTGCACCCGACCGCGCCTTCGTCGCCCAGGATGTCCAAGGCGTGTTCCCATCGATCGATGACGAAATACTCCATCATGCGTCGCCAGTCCTCGGTGAACGGCGTTTGGCGCGAAACGCCCTTGGTGTGGATGTAAAGCACGTACGACGGCTCGCACCTGGCGCAGTAGTCGCGTATCAGTTTGAGTGTGTCGGCTTCTTCGTTGTTGGATTTGTGGCGCACGTATTCGATTCCCGTCCACTCGATGCCCATTGGCTCGGAACCGTTCACACCCATGAACACGCGCGCGGTGTCGAGCAATCCCGCGTCCGTCAACCGATAAACCTGCTCCCACATCATCTCCACCCATCCCCCCGTCTGGTAGACGTGGTAGAACACTACGATCTTACGATTCCGATTCCGCATTTGTCCCCGTGAATGAATGTGTGTACCGCCTTATCCCTAATTTCGTTCCAATACCGGACCACGCCCGGGCATTGCGCCGATGCGATGTCGTGGAACACCTTGTACGTTGAAACCACCGCCTCGCTGTCCGCCTTCACGCCCTCGTAGCTGTGATCCCCGTCGATGAACGCAACATCGAACTCGAAACCTATTTCCGGCAAGATGCGTTTTGAATCGCCCTCGATGAAAATGGCCTCCACCCCCGCCACGCGAAGCGACTCGATACGCGCGTCGATGTCCTCGCGCCGTTGTTCGGTCCATCCGGTGTACGACAGGTTGTCGACCGCGAACGCGTACTTGGGACGCGCGAACATGCACTCAAGCCAGAACGACCCGCCGTTTCCGATGCCTACGGCGATGTACCGATCCGGCGCGGTGTCGCGAAGCCATATCAGGTAATGCGCGTACTCCTCTGGTATCTGTTGCAGTTGCAAGCCACCCGTATGCACCGTGCCGAAGTGCGCGGCGTTGTTCGATCCGGCAAGGCGTAGCCATGCGACGAGGGTGGGGTAGTCGGCGGTTCTCACGCGGTCATCAAATTCCATACGGCTCCCTTGTATCCGGCGGTTCTGAGTCTGGTTTCGATGGCGTCATAGAAATTATGCGCAAGCACCACGACGTTATCGGTCGGGTCTGCCATGAAATCGTCCATGCTGATAATCGGAACGGGCGTCCCCGGCATGAACTTACCTTGCTTGGTTTTAGTGTCATCGACCACGCACCGGAACGCGTCAGATCCGACGGCGTTGAGGAACACGGTGCCTTTGGCTGCCGCGCCGAATCCGGCCACGGTTCCGCGCATCTGCTTGAGCGCCTGCCGTTGGCCTATGATTTTAGCGCGTGTGACAGCCTGCCACCCCGCATAATCCGCCAGTTTCTCATGACCCGCAAACATCTCGGTTGCCGGATGGTGGTCGCCCTTGGATTTTTGGAACACGATGCGCATCGACCCGCCGTGTATCGCGAAGCCCTGCGCGTCGATGATCCGAAGCCCGTAATATCCGGCAACCCTGCGAAGGGGCGTCAGATTCCAATAATAGTAGTGCTCGTGGTATACCTGGTCGTACTGCCCAGACATGACGGTGTTCGCCATCCACGGAAACTCCAAGATCCAAACGCCGTTGTCATTGAGGGTATGCGCCACTGCGTCGATGAACGCAAGATAGCCCTCGGTGTGCTGGAACACGTTGGTCGATATGATCATGTCCACATGTGGCGCGACACAGGGCCATGTGCCGTGGATGAAGTTGATCGCCTTGCACTCGTTCTCATCCTTGAAATCCGCGCAGGCTTCCACGTTCCACCGTTCGCCACGGAAGTGTGTCAGCATCGTTCCGTCGTTGCCACCGATGTCCATAACCGATCGAGGATTGAAGCGCGATGCGTACTGCGCCAGGTGCGCGCAATGGTCGCGGAAGGGCGCGGACACGCCGGAACGGTAAGGGTAGCCGGTGTACAGGATTTCGGGCGGTACGGCCTCGGTCAGGTGCAGCACGTCGCCGTCACGGACGACCTTGAGCGGGTAGCGCGGTAGCGCCACGGATTGCTCCGCCGTATCCGCGTACGCGTTCGCTAAGGGTTGGTGTCCGAGGTCAAGGATGGTAGAGGGTGCGGGCATGTGGTCAGAGTAGGTGTATTTGCTCAATCATGGAAGGGGATTTGCGTTTGCCAAAAGATGCGCTTTCAGTTCATTGTGCTTTCGGACAACCTCGTCACGCTGTCGAAGGAGCATCTTCGTGTTCTTGGTCTGCCATCCGTAGTGCTTGGCGATGGCTTGGGTTACCTTTAGTTCCGAACCGAGCATATCAATGTATGTCTCCATTGACTTCATCAGGTCGAATGTGAGTTCATGTAGTGGCTTCTCGCTCATGGTTGCTCCGGTGGGGTGGGACGAGCCTTTATCTTCATTAGCAAGTATTCCAATGCTTCAATCATCTGAATGCGTGGAAGATTAAAACTTTCTTGACCCCCATCTTTAGCGTTGTCTTTAATCGTAAGGGTCACCCCCTTCGGATTTTCATCAGTTACTATGACAACTTTGTTTGAGTTATGCTTGTCTTTGATATAGTAGTTTGAGTGTGCTTCCATTCTTTCATCTCCTCGTTGTTTCAGTTGTTCGGAATTTCCGAACGGGTTACGCAATACATGCCGGATTGGGTGTTATTGCGTATTGCGTTAATAAGAAAGTTATCGGCAAGCGTAAGACGACCACTGCACAGCCATAGCATTTGCAATTCCATCAAACGTTTTGCTTCTTAATTTTGCTCTTTCTTCTTTTGGTAGCTTCCAAGCATCGGCATACCAAGTAGGCATACTTTTACCACTTGCAAACTCTGTTCTTTTTGGTGGTTCAACAATATTTGTCGGTTCTAACTTTGGTAATCCTTTTAGCCATAAGCAGGTTTTCTTTTCAAATGGGTCGCCAAATTGATAAGGGTTAATTATTTGGTCAGGTTTTCGCCATTCACTACTCATTATGCCTACTGGGTTTTCAATAGCTATAAAATCGCAATCTGCATCAGCAAACATTTTAAAGAACTTAATTGCAAATTCTCTGTCTTTATGCCTTTGTATTGCTTGTTCGCCATAGCGTTCAATATTAAACCATCTGTTCCCAGTTACAGTCAAGTAAGTGCAAGGCGGAAACGCAATTATCATATCCCATTTAAGTTTCAGCAACTCGGTTACATCGTGCTGTAAATGCCATTCTTCGTGTCCACCGCTTTGTGGTAATAAATCACAGCTAAATGCTTCGTGTCCTAATTTGCGTAATTCCTTTGTAACAGATTGGCTTTCCTCACAAGCAACAAGCACTCGGAGAACGCCAGCCGATAACACGGGTTTGGCAAAATGGCTGTTTAGTTCTTCTATCAACATTCGTTTTTAATTTTTAAGTTTTGTAATTCTATTTAGCTTCGGGTTCAGCCACTTCGCCAAGCCCGAAAACGTTAATGTCGTGTCGCCTGTCACAGCTTCCGTCCATATACATCTTAGTCGTCATGAGAGTGGGGCTTCAGCGTGGTTCATGCTTTCATTTTGGCAAAATCTTCCGATGGGCAGAACCAATCATCCTTCGTGATATGACCGATAGCCTTAATGCTTCGATTGAAGCCTTGCCCATCTTCATACTTTACGCGGATTGACTTACCCTTGATTTTATCCCAAGCATCCACGCCTGCAATTTCCATGCAACGGAAAATGAAGTGTCCCGCAAAGTCGCCTTTTTCTGTGAAATGGGTATAGCTTTTAGGCAGGTACAACGTGAATCCACCAAATCCTTGGTGACATCCATCGCCATAATCCAAATGTAGCCATGCCGTTAATAAACCCCTATCACCCGTGTCAAGTGATAGCCTATCAATGATTGCATTTTTAATTTCTTCTTTCATTCAGTGTCCTTGTTTGTGGTTTATGGTGATTCGTGGGGTTGCCCCTCACGGCACGAAATTCCCCGTCGTATGATGGTGTCCGAGTCCGGTGGTCACGACCCCGATGTGCTGGACGATGCAGTGGCGAAGCGCAAGCATGTCGTGGGAGTTCTCCATGCACCACGCCTTGATCAATAAATCGTACGGATCACGTCCGAGGTTCGCCATCAGGTAATCGGCAAGAGGCTCGCGGACGGCTTCGGGGTAGTACATGCCCTGCGTTCCGTAGAAACCGGATATCGCGTATGGAACGGTCAGGGAGTTGCCCGTGGTCAGCGGATAGCAGTGGTACAGCGCGACGATCTGTTTGCATCCGGCAAGCGCGTCGATGGTGTCGCGCGACAGGCTGGAGAACTTCACATCGTCCTCGAAGATCATCGCGTCACCCGATCCCGCAAGGCAGTTGATGTAGTTGAGCGTTGATTTCACGCGCACGTCCGCGTCGTGCGGGATTTGAGGACGAACGACGGCCTGAAGGTCGAGGCCGTCAAGGTTCCCATCGGTCGGCGAACCCTGCGACACAGTGAACGGAGCGCCGACGTGTTTATGGAACGATGCCACGGTTTCGGCGAAGTAGTTCGGTGATCGGTCGCAGGTGAGGAATAGGAAGGTCATGCACCCTCCGCCTTGGCGATAATGATAGCCTCGCTCATGTTTTTTATGAACCACCCCGAACCGCTTGGTATGCCATCGCCATCAGTAGCAGGCATATGCCGAACAAGCCCTATTTCCCTCAATTCCTTCATGGTAGATTGAAGTTCGGATTTGGTTGCCGTTAATCCATAGTCAATCTTTAGTTCGTCAATCAGGCAATCATATCCACGCCATAACTCGTACCATTGAACCATAATTTTTAACACAGAGCGTTGTAATTCACTCATATCCTTCCTTTGTTCATGTTCCATACAACGAATGTCGTAAATCTTTGTACAACTTCAAAATAAATTATCGTATGGCGCGCGGAACTTCACTCAATCCCCCACGCCATATCCCACGGGAGCAACCTGTGCCGGCAGTTGAACCCTCCACAATACACGGACGCAGGGTTCGGTCCGGTGGGGTTCTGGAGCATTTCCCAATAGTTCAGCGATTCGATGCGTCCAAGGTTCTCCAAACAGAACTCGCGGGTGATCCTGTCAACGGGTCCGGTATAGCGCATCAGCGATAGCCCCGCCGCCTGCGTCTGCACAAGGCGTATCTCTCGGTCGATGGCGGCGAGTTCCGTGTTCGCGATGGTTCCGGCGTACTGTGGCGCGACGCCGGCTTTGGCCTCAAGCGCGTCGATCAACTGCCTGCGCGTGACCATTTCTCCCGACTGCATGCGCCGGATGTACTCGCGTATCTCCTCGTCGATCTTCAGTTGCCCGCGCCCTATACCATCACCGATCGCCATCTGCATCGACGCGATCCGCGCAGGCACGTTGCCCACCATGCCGGGATTGTTCAGAACACCGCCGAACAATTCGAGCTGGGTCATGAGCCGGTTCACTGTTGACAGCCTGCGATTGACCACGGCCATGTATGCCGCGTTCAGGTCCGACGATATCACCCCCGCCATGATGTACGGCAGTTGGTACATCACGTTCGACAACACTGCCAACGACTGAGGGTTGTACCCGAACTCGTCCAAGGTCATCAGCGCGGCGAGTTCCTTGATCAGTGACCGCTTGTACCGGCGCGAGGCTTTGACCACCTGCTCGAACATCTTGTCCATCAGTATGGAATCCTGCTCCAAATAACGTAACGATTCGGCTGCGGTCATGCGCGTAGCCTCCGTCCGCTTGCACGGCTTCCGAACATCCGACCTGCGCCGGAGTTCAATCCACTGAAATCAACCGCCGAACCGTTCAGGCGCTTGATCGCCGCCACCAATGCGTCGTTCAGGTCATCGTTGGCGCCATTAGGGAAAAACAGGATGCCTTGGCGCGAATCGTTGTGTAGTTTGTCCCACAGGTGAGAACGCACCATCACCCGTCCGGATTCCGCGACAGGTGTGACCTGGCGCGTCTCGCTGATCTTGTCAAGCGATTTTGCGACCTCTATCGCGGATATGCCGTTCGCCCGAAGCGTCTGCGCCGCGCTCTTCCCTGACGCCTTGGCCTCGATGTAGTGCGTGCCCTTGCGCTCCTTCATGTACCGGATCAGGTCGGGGAACTCAAGCCAATCCCATCCGAGATCATCGATCCATATCTTGCCGTCGTACCATCCCGCTGTCACGTATGCCGATGCGCTGTTTCGTTCCTCTCGCGTGTACGCGAGATCCCAATCCGTACCATAATTCACTAATTTAGGCGGCCACCAGTCGGTCGGCGTGATCCATTTCTGCCATATGCCACCGTCGATCGGCGCGGGATGTTGCAGGATCTGTCCGGCATATCCGTACGAACCTAGGTCCGCCTTCAGTCCGTCAAGCACCGATCGGGAGAACCGATCCGGAAACATCAGACCGTCGGTGTATTTATCGCGAAGTTCACCGGGTGACACGTACGGCGTGACTTCGCCAGGTATGTTGATGTGGTGGACCGGAACTCCCTTGGATTTCATGTGCGCGGTCATATCGCGCTCTGACAGGCGCTGCATGATGATGATCCGCACGTCCACCGCGGGATCGTTCAGACGCGTCGATAACGTCCGGTCATACCATGTGTTGGCCACGTCGTTAAGCTGAGCGCTGTCGGCCTGTTTCGGGTTCACCGGATCATCGACGATGATGATGTTTCCACCTTGACCCGTAAGGGTTCCGCCAACAGATGTCGCCCGGCGCGAGCCACCCTTGTCGTTAGTGAACCGTGATTTCACGTTCTGATCGGACGACAGCGCGAACACATTCCCCCACTTGGCTTGGTACCAGTCGGATTGGATCAGCCTACGGGTGTCCACCGCATGCTCGATGGCGAGATCGCCGGAATAAGACGCGGTAAGGAATTTCAGATGCGGGTATTTGGTCCACACCCACGCGTTCAGGCAGACAGTGGTGATTTTGGATTTCAGACTCCGTGGCTGGATGTTCACCACGATGTCGTGCTGTTTGGTGCGCTTGCCCACAATGCGCTCGACTTCGGCCTGCAACACGTCACACAGGTAGTCGATATGCCAGTTCCATGTGATCTTATCCTCCGGATCAAGTACAGCCAATGCGTACCGCAGAAAATCCCTGTAATGGCGCTCGCTTCGGGTGCGTTGCACTTCGGACAGGGTGGGTAGGTTCATGGTCACACCTTGGGCGTCTCGATCTTCGCCAGGATGCCTTCAAGTTTGGTCAGGTCGTCATCGGACAGGTTCGTCAGGTCGGTGGTCACTTGTACGCCGATCGTGCGGGATTCGGATTTGTCGGTGAGGCCGAGATCGCGGGCGATGATATTCGGATTCAGTAAATCGGCGGCGGCTCCAGTGAATTTCTGTTCACGGAACAGGTCGTCCACGCGCGCTATGACTTCCGAAAACTCAGCACGGTCTTTGTATTCCTGCCATGTTTGCCGTCCTATCGAGTTGTATAGGCAGAATCCTTGAATCGTCGCGGCACGTATTTTTTTCACTTCGGCGTGAATAATTTCACCTTGGTGTTGGAACACTTTGTTCTCGATAAGGGGGTTGTCCACAATCCATTCCATGTATTCGACGGCGGCCTTCCACAACTTGTCAGGCGTCTGGAACTTACGTGGTCGTCCCATGGCTCGTTTTGCGAGGTCTAGGGTACTCATGACTTCAATCCTGAATCTTGTGAACCCGAATCCCGTGCATGGACATGTAGGTGGATTTGCGTCGGGAGAAGTGATCGGCGAGGGTATGTTTGGAAAGCCCTGTCGCTTTGGCGACGGCGCTCATCGTTTTTTCGATGCCTTTCTTGGTAGCGGATTCCCAGATGTACCCTTTCATGCGCATATGATACAAAAAATTATTACGTCTTGGCAACTGTTACGGCTGTAACGCATTTTGTAACATTTTGTAACGCTAAAAATCGGCGTTTTTGATATCGTGGTGGCATGGTGACTATATTATATTATACAGTTACAATAAAAATAATATATAGAGGCTCTGTAATAATTTAAACATACAATGGTAGTATATTATATTTAAATGTGTAGGGAGGGGTCTATCGCTGGGGAGTTTTTTTGTAACACCAACCTAAGTGATTGATTTTTAAATACACGACCGTTACGAAATGTTACAACTAAAAACCTAACATAATTATGATTATTTACCCGTTAAACCTTGTTTCAGATGCACCTGACGGTGTTTTGGATGTAAAACTGACACCTTACGAGGCTGGTGTGCTGAAGGAAATCGCGGTTGATTTTCAGCAGAAAAATGGTGTTTTACCCTTCAAAATTCGGACGATTCCGGGTGGAACGTATGAATTTCGGCGCGAAAATGGTGTGAAAATGGAGGATGTGTTCGATAAAACGCCCGCAAAATTGGTGATTCAACTCGGTTTGATCCTCGAATTGTGTGGGAAAATCACCGAAAATCCGAAAAAAGAGTACCGTTTGGGGTTCGATAACGCCCGTGATTTGGGCAGAATTAGGCAGTATGCGTCCCGAAGTGGACAGAAAGTGTCCATAATTTCACAGAAATCGGGTCATGTTTTGATAAAATGGGGCAAAAAAAACGATTATCTGCCCGTCGCGGACGGCATGCGCAGGGGTTTGCGAACGTTTCAGACCGAAGGAAATGACAATTATATCCGCCAAAGGGTGTCGTCGCTCAATTGTGAACTCGGCACTTCGTATCGTGTGCGGAAGATATCGACGGGTGTTTTTTGTGTGACTCTGGATACTGCGCGCGACAACTCGGATCTTGAACGCGGTTACCGCCTGTTCCTGGCCATGCCTACACAGGAGAACGCGGACGCGTTAATCGAGGCGGCCAGGGGGATGGTTCAGAGATGAGGCAATGCGCCACCCCACCCAAAGAACGACCGGGGTCGCCATCGAGTTGCCGAGGGCTTTGTAGCGTGGTCCGTCCGGGGAATCGGGTTTGTTTCGCCACGGGATATTTGTGTAATTCCGAGGAAATCCCATTAAAATCTCGCATTCCGAGACGGTCAAACGTCGCACCACGTAGTCGGTGGTCATTACGCCGTCATGCCTGCCTCCTTGTCCACCACGCTGAATTGTTGGCCCGATATCAATACTCGGTGTCAACTCCTCGGACCATGCGACCGGTTGCGCAATCGTCTGGTCCTGCAGGGTCGAGACGGTGAACGCGGTGTCTTGGGAGGCAAGGTAGCCCTTGCCTCCCCCCTCCTTGCCCCCGCGGACTTTGAATGCGATGGGTTCCGCGACGATCGGCACGTTCCCACCCCCGGTTCCATACCTCGCGCTTATCGCATCCGCGAGATTCTTCGGACTCTCAACCCGCGAATCAGCCGGGTGGTGCGAGTAGTAGGCGGGTTGGAGGACCATGTTGCCGGTTTCGTTGCCACTGGGTCTGCCACTGCCCTTCGCCCATTTCGAGGTCACGGTGTCCGACACCTCCCGATTCAATTCCTCAATCACGGCAGGCGCAATTTGATTGCGGATAGAACCGTCTTTGGCACGGGCATCAAGCGTTGGACTCAGGTCTGTGAAGCTACCGCCAGAAGGGCCGATCTCAACGCCTCCGGCAACGCCTTTCCTCTTTTTTCGGCTCGGCGCAGGATCCCCGCGCAAGCTGTCGGCGATAGAAAGTATCTCTCCGGGACAGGCCCCGTCTCCAAAATCTGCGACAAAAGAGTTGTGTGTGGCAACGAGAAAAACCCGTCTTCTTCTTTGGGCAACCCCGAAATACCGGGCATCAAGGACTCTGTAACCCACTCTGCGCTTCTCTCCCCAGAATACGCCGCACGTAGGCCATGACCCGGCAGCAGTTGCAACGCTCCCATTCGTCCCCGCGAGCGCTCCGACCAACGCTCCAAAAGCGTTTGTTTTGTCACTGAGGACTCCGACGACGTTTTCCCAAACAACGATAACTGGTCGTCTTCCATGCTTTCTCCTGATATTGTCGATATGATTGATTAACAGAACGAACACCAATGCAAGATTCCCCCTCGCATCTGATAAGCCACCGCGCAGACCCGCGATACTGAATGATTGGCAAGGTGAACCCCCGATGATGAGATCCACTTCTGCCAACAATTCCTCCGGCCATTGGTCGAATTTTGTGATGTCGCCCAAATTCGGAACGTCCGGATAATGATGGGCAAGCACAGCGCAAGGGAAGGGCTCGATTTCTGAGAAGGCGACGGGATTCCAACCCAAGGGTTCCCACGCCACACTCGCGGCCTCTATCCCCGAGAATACGGATAGGTAGTTCATGACTTGATATAATTTCGCATCCTCAACGGCGTATCCACCCTGCACCATCCGACGACGGCGATCAGACAGGCGGTCACGCACAGGGCTGTGATGATGAAATAGCAGATCAGGATCATACCCTCACCACCACTCGATTGGCTTCGGATGTTGCCGGAATCCCGAACTCGCGCAGACCCGTGACCACGCGTTCGCAGTCGCGTTCGGTGAAATACGCGCGGAACGATGGTCTCGCCCCGTTTCCGATGTACACAGCGCTGTAATGGGTGTCCGCGACCACATGATGCACGGTCACATTGAACTCGTCCGAGCTGTCCGGATGCAGTTCGGCGTACCATGCCCGCGCGTCGCCGGTGGACAGGGGATTGCCGTCAACCAGGCAGGCGTATCGGGTTGAACCGTAATCGAACCGGAACGCGGCAAGGTGGATGTAATTGAGGTCGTCGGACTTCGATAGCCGGATCACCTCGATGATGGCCGGTGCGTAGGTGTGGTGGAGGGTCATGGGGTTAGGTGTTTACGATTACAGGTTGTTTGCAGTTTTCAAGCGCCCAATCCACCCAATATTTTATCCATTCAAGCCGTACGGCGTAAGCATTTTCCTTGGGCCAATCAGGATCTACGCCGAAAGGGTCTTCTGTTTGTTTTTTAGAGTAACCCGGCTTGCAATCAGGGTGTTTGGCATAAAAATTGGCATACGCTTCGTCGATTGCTTTTTTGTGTTCAATGGTCAATTTCACACATCCTGGATGCTTTCGCATAAGTCCTGTTTCTGGATTCCGAAACAAATCCTTGAGTCCAATTGCCTCCAATACCTTATTCCAACTACCATATGAAGGCCAACGTTGATTTTCGTAATCGGTGGGTTCACCAAATGCGGGAGCCGTTTCGTGTCTTGCATGAATAGCGCCGTCAAGGTATCTACGTATGCCATCTTCGGTGTATGATGTGCGTTTATATTGTCCGATTGTTATGTCGTATCCCATGGATGTAATATTTAGTTGGTTGCAAATATAATACGAAATACTCCGACCAATGCAAATAAAAAAAGCCACGTCTTAGGTGGCTTTGGATGCGCGGGTCGAAACAACACGCCAATGGTGAATAGTCCCGTCGCATCAAGGTGTCCCGCCTCCGTCGTAATGGGCTACAATGTCGGGAGGCGGGTCGCTCCGCATATGCCGCGGAGCTAGGTTCCGAAAGCCTTTGGAGCGTTCGTGGCGGGGGCAGGAATCGAACCTGCGATCTCAGGATTATGAGTCCTGCGAACTACCACTATTCCACCCCGCGATATAAATTCAAAGAACAAAGCGGAAGGCAGTGGGATCGAACCACAAACGGTTGCCCGTTCGCAATGTTTAGCAAACAAGCCCGACTACCGTAGCCGGATTACCTTCCAAGCGGAAGCGGGGAGAATCGAACTCCCGAACCCCTTGGGGCCAGCTGTTTTCAAGACAGTGTCCTCGTCCATGCCGGACCACTTCCAATGAGACAAAGAACAAAAATGGCGGGCTACTAACTGAGGGCCAATTCAGTCTTCACCCGTCGAAAGAGCCACCCTGAGAACGCATCGTTGAGAGGCGGGACGGCTTTGCTGTGGAGGTGGTGGGAGTTGAACCCACGTCCGAATGCTCGTCAAAAACAATACTACTTACGGCAATAGCGTTTTGAAGGGTCGCCACCCATCTGATCTCCACCACCGTCATTTTACAGATGCCGGAAACTGGTTTGCGGTAATTCTGTTCCTACCGCGATCTGATTCAGACCGCTACCGCAAGGCGCGACGCCGAAGCGCCGATGTGACCGATAACTTTGTTGTCGATTACGTTGTGTCGCGTTCTTTCACGCCGTCATGCCGGATTGTATCCGCCGGATTCATCCGTCGAAACCCGTCACCCCCAATAAATCAAAGAAATTTTGAGGGTCTCTCCCCTCGGTCACCCTCCACTCTTCTTCGCGCTACGGTGGCGGACAGGTCAGCACCTCGTTACGGCTCTAACATACGACATTCCCTCAATCCATGCAATACGTCATCGGTATCGCGACGCCACGTTGGAGCAACCCGCCACCAAACCGGATGGGGTCGGTCTTGCGCGCGCCTTCGATGCGACCAAGGATCTTCGCGTGTCCGTTCGCCCACGGCGTCCGGTCCAATGTCCGGCGAATCCAGTCGGAATTGTTTGAGACCACGACATACCCCTCCACCGTTTTAAGCCCGTGGCGCGCGAGCCTGGTGTTCGCCACATCCGATCCGATGCCGTCATCGATGCGCAGTCGCGCGGATATCTGCACGAGTTCACCGATCGTGCGTTCGACCATGTTGTACCCCTGCTCGACGCGGATGACCTGCTCAAGAAGGAAATTGAGCAGCATGTCCTCGTCGCGCTGTTCGTCCAACCCGCGCTCCTCGCTCCAATCCTGCTTACGAATCCACTCCACCGCGTTGTCGTAGGATATGCGCTTGTCCGAATACAGCGAGTACGCGCCCGCGAGAAGGGTTCCGATCTGGTCGCCGGTTCTCTGGTAGTTCAATTCCGCGCCCGCCGCCGCCGCGAATGTGCGAGCGTTGTCCAATATGATAGGCAGGATGCGAACCGTTCGGGCTTGCAAGCGCGCCGCGAACTCGTCGGTAAGGATGTCGTGATGCAGTTTTTGGAGCTTCGACCATCGCGCCTCGCGTTCGCCTTGGTCTAGAATGCGTTTGATGGCAAGCACGGATATCCGCGTCTTGTCCGCTTGCTTGGCAGCTTGCACCGCGATCGACCCGAGCGCGAAGCACGATTTGATGTTGAAGTCCATCGCCCGTCCGCCCGCGCTACCCTTGATGATTTTTCCACCGTCCGCCGATGACGCCGATCGCATGATGGCGAGGATTTTCTGAATCCGGTCGTTGTCTGATTTACCGTCGGTGTCGGCCTCATCGAACACGATCGGCATCGCGTCGTGCTTGAGCGTCTGCCGAAGCCCCGCCTCGGTCGTTTCGCCCTGAACCGCAAGGCCGGTATCGCCGAGCAACGGGCGCACGATGCGTTCCAAGATCCACGACTTGCCCGTTCCCGCGCCACCCGTGATCCAGATGTGCGGACGCCATTGGAGCGCGCCACACACAGGAGCCAACACGCACCACCCCGCAAGCAGGTAGGCGTTGACAGGGCGCTCCCAATTAACGAGCGCAAGCACGTCCATAAAGCGGTTGGCTTCGGTGTTTCCGAGGGGTTTTTCGGTGGGGAATTTCAGGGCGTTGGACTGCTCGTACATGAACCGCGATTGCAGTTGACCGAGGCGAACCATGGCGCCATCTGCAACCAAGTAATCGCCCGAATGCAGCACCACGCGTCCGTCGTCGATCCACGCCCCTCGACCACGTACGAGCGATTCGTCGAACATGCCTTGCATATAGGACTGAGACACGAGCCAGGATACGGCCATGTCCATATCCATGCCACGCTTGGACGGGAAATTCGATTCCCACCACGTCGGGTCTGGAACCAATGTCAATAGGTTGTTCTTGGACATCGATCCCGCCGTGATCCGGATGATGGTCTTGGAGCGGTTGACGTAGAAGCAGAACGATTGGGATATCTCTGTTTTTTCGAATCCCAGGAACTTGAACATCCCATTCTCGATTCCCGAAGGTTCGACCTTCGGTGGCAGGGGCGGATTGGATGTGACCTTGTAATTCGGTGATGGAACGGTTTTGATCTGATTGCCCTTGGTGCGCACGTAGGCCAGCGCCATATCCGTCGTCCAATCGTCGTCGGCGATGTCCCATCCCTTGGGTGTTCCAACGGGTGGCACGACGTATCGAACGACGCACCCGTTGGCCGAAAGATGATCCCCGATCCATGCGACGGCCTTGATGCCGGCCTCATCGTTATCCGGCCACAGCACAACTTTGCGACCGTACACCGGCGACCAGTCCACATGCGCCACGCCGTCGGTTCCACCCTGCCACGACACGCACACGAGGTCGGGGAACAACTTGCTCGCCGCGTCGCATGATTTCTCGCCCTCGGTGATCATCACCGTGGCGGTCGCATTGGCGCGCAGTTTCGGCATGCCGTAGATCGGCCTTGGTTTCGGGAATCCCGCCCACGCCCATTGTTGGCGTCCGTTTTTCTCGACGTATGTTTGCGGAAACACCTGTTTGCCACCATTTGGCTCATTGAACCGCACGGTGTATCCTATCAGCGCGCCGTCAAGATCGCGGTACTCCCAACGCTTGGCGAACTGAAGGTCTGATTTCTTATCCGGTGGACGTGGCGCGTCAGCGGGTACGGGGATGATGGCGGATGATTTCGCCGGTTCGGATTTGCTCACCACGACCGGCGACGGTTTGAACGTTCCGGTTTTGCCGTCAAGGTAGTCCACGGCCTTGAGGAAATCCATGCCACCGAGTTTGAGGAACTCCAGCGCGTCCCCACCCGCCCCGCAAGCGAAGCACTTGAATATCTGTTTGCCCTGACTCACCGACAGCGACGCCTTGGTGTCGTTGTGGAACGGGCATATGCCGACGTGTTCTGCTCCCTTGCGCTTAAGGCTCACTTCGCGCGATATCACGTCAAGGATGTCGATTCGGGAAAGCAGGGCGTCGGTGTCGATTTTGGACATGGAATTTGGGTGCGATGGATGTCAGGTGCGGGGCTGTAAGTTAGTCTATTCGGATAATGTCCGCAACGTTTTCCGGTGACCACGCGACGCCCGCCAATCCGCCTGCCTGCCGGACGCGGGATATGAAATTGAGTTGTTCGGCGGTCGCGCGTCCCTTGATGGATTTCACTTCGATGGCGGTGAACACGGCGATGGTTTTTCCCACCATGTCAGGCGTTACAGTCACGGGAGTCCACCCGATCAGGTCGGATGAACCCTCGCACAGTCCTGCATGCAAGGGACGGGCGTTTCGGATGATGGTGAAATCACCCTTGCGCGATGACTGACCAACCCACCCCTGACCGACGTTGTTTCGGAACGTGACGGCTCCGAGCTTGGTCGCTTGCAGTTGTATCCGGCGTTGGGTTTCGGATTCGGTCATGTGGCCTCCGGTCGGTCGATTCTGCGCCAATGGGTGACACCATCAATACACCCAAGCGAAGGGGCCACAAATCCAACACCCTCAATGTACTCGCATTTCTGTGCGCCATATTCCGAGAAGCATAACACCGTTTCGCCATCATCCGGCAACCGTTCCTCAACCGGAATCCAACGGGTGAGCGATTCCATTTGGTCGATGACTTCCAGATGATTGCCACGGTTCACGTCAAGCCATATCATTTCACGAAGATAGGCATAGCACTCTTGCAATGTCCATTCGTTTACAGGTTTCATGGCTTCATCCCCTCAATCACCCGCACCACCCGATGCAGAATCCGGTGGTTACGGCTACGGAACTGGCGGTAGCCGTCAACGGTGGGAGGGAACGCACCCGTGCGGATTCCGTGTCGGACAACGGATATCTTCGAAATACGGTTCGATTTCAGATAGAACGCGACATCGGCAACCACAGAATCAGCATCCGGCAGCGGATCGTAGTCGAATCCTTCCGAGCGCAACACCCGCGCGATCACGTCCATTCGTTCGTACGACGCGGACCCGCCGTTGACGGCGTTCCAAATGTCGTTGTAGGCGATGGTCATTCCCGTGGCGTCGGTGACCATCTGCGCGACTACGCTGTGCTTGATACCGCGCTCGCGCATGAATTGGGCGATGCGTCCGCGCAGACCCTCGTGGTCTGTATAGAAATTAAAGTTTTTCATGGATGTGTTTTTATGACATGGTGACTGTTGCAAATATAAACAAATCGGGCGCGATGTCAACCCGTTTTTTTCTGCCGTGATAGGTATATGTGGTCCGCCCATCCGGGTTTGTACCCGCGACGCCGAGCCAGTTCCTTCAGATCCTCCAACGACTGCGCCGCGCGTTGCTCGCGGAACCTGTCCGCGCGGATGCGCTCTTTGTCCGCCTCGGTTATTTCGCGCAGTTCGCCGTCAACCTGATCCACTTCGCGACCTTCCGACACATATTCGTGCTTGCAGACCGGACATACCGGCGCAGGTTCGTGTATCGCGTAGCATGACGGGCATTGCTTGACGAGGGTCTTGGGTTCGTCCGATTTCTTACCCCGTTTCTTGGGTTCGGCCTCCAGCGACCAGTCCCGATGCTCGTCCGGCAATCCGTGGCGCATCACGTTACCCACATGGTCCAATATGATCGCGTGTGGTTTGCCCGGCGCCGGACGCAAAGCCCTGCCTACCTGCTGAAGGTACATACCAAGCGACTCGGTGGGACGAAGCAGGACCGCGCAAGCGACGGCGGGAATGTCCGTGCCTTCGCTTATGAGTTCGCACGATGTCACGCCATCCACGGTGCCGTTACCGAGGCCGTCAAGGATGCGTGTGCG